GGCCCCGAAGGGCCTGGATGTCGATTTGGGTAAATCGACCTCGGCGTTAAGCCGGTGCTTTTGTATGAGGAACTTTGCTTATGGGGGACTTCCCTTTCTTCTCTAATCTTTACGGTACCTACGGTTTGACAAATCCGGATCAATCGACCCCCGTTTATCGGGTTTCGAACAACACGGTGCTGACTACTATAGGTCTCGGACGAGATCAGTTTGGATCGGTTCGTTCTGGTTATACCAGTAATAAACCCCGTTTGCTTAGTTCGGCTGGGCCTTCATGGCGCAATCCTAGCTCATACAGTCGTTCTGGATATAGGAAAGAGGCTATCATTGCTGGAACGTATAAAGTCGGAGCTACTAGCTCCTACTATCTGAAGGATAGGTTCATAGATAGAACTTATCTCGACGTAGCGTTCACTAACAACGATGAAAACCCGCTTTTCTACCCTGGTACTCTGAGCAATCCGAAGTACTCTTCGCGCGAATATTATGAATCTCGCGCTAAGTGTAACCTGAAAGCTCTCCAGGACCTTGCGTCAAGCAAGGCATCCATGGGCGAAAACCTTGCCCAGTTAAACCAAACCGTTGATTTGTTTGCTCTGCTCGCAGAATCCACAGTGGATATACTGAGGGCAGCGCAATACATCAAGGGAAGGCGCTTCAGCCATTTGCTTAAGTATAATGCTAAGCGATGGAAGAAGCTCGTTAAAGATAGGCGTATTGAAAAGAGGTTAGCTAATTATTGGCTAGCTTATTGGTACGGACTTAAACCCCTTGTATCTGATGCGTATGGGATGTATCAGCTCATGTTAGAGCTGAGTAAACCAACGCTATTGGTGCACGGGCGGGCCCGCACTAATCTTACCCATACCAAAAGCTTCACAGCTAAGGCAACGGGTACGCTTTCTCCTGCGCTTGAGTTTAGCGATTTGTCAAGTTTGTCTTGTCAGACCCATATTACTGGGAAACTTGATGAGACTCACTTGAACCGGTCACTCAATAGGATTGGGATGTTAAATCTTCCGAGTTTATCTTGGGAGCTGATACCTTTCTCTTTTATTGTAGACTGGTTTGTGCCTGTCGGCGATGTTCTCGCTGCATGCACAGCTACCTCTGGTTTGACTTTCGTCGGAGGTTCTACAACAGATCGCTTCGAGCGAGAGCTCTTAGTGACTGTTGGCTCCAATAGTGTAATGGGTGATAAAACTCCCACGTCTCACTACTGGGGTTTTGGCGTAAACCGGGCTGCCATGACTGGCTTCCCAATAGGTCTACCTTACCAAAAGAACTTCTTTAAAGGTGCCAGTCGTTTTGCTACGATTGCTGCACTTATATCCAACCTCACCCGCAATCTTTAATGATTGTGGGACAACAGAAAGTAAAGTCTATGCCTAGTATGGCAAATGTGGTCCTTACGGACCGTGCAACCACTCCTGTTAATCACACGTTCACCCCACAGGGGAAAGAAGGTGAAGCTGGTGGTCGGTATGCGAAGGCAGGTGCATCGTCCTTGGGCGATTACACCTTTAAGATCAGTCCTCGCAAAACCCCTTCGGGGCGTCGCAAGGTCGATATTGATCTTTCGCTTCCTGTTCTTGTAACGGAGACGATTAACGGGGTCAGTAGCTACACTGTTGCGCGTACTTCACGCGCTTCAATTAGCTTTGACTTTCCGTCGGACTCCACCCTTCAAGAACGTAAGGATATCGTAGGTATGGCGTATACGGCCCTTGCGGCCGCCACCACTCAGGTGGACGCTGTACTCACGGTTGGTGAGAATGTCTGGTAAGCTTATCGGGCTTGTGGCCCTGCTTACCGTGGCACTCTTTGCCTTCCTTATGATGTTCTTTCTGCTGTCGGCCCTTGACGGGGCAACAGTAAGGATTGGAGCCTTCCATGACAAGAAGTTCCGACCGGAGACGCAACAAGAGTCCAATGTTGGACCAGAATCGCGTACTCCCAACCGACTATACAACGATAGTGAGAGATTGGCTTAATGAGCTTCCTCCCACTCCAAAGTACGATTACTTAAAGAGTAACGTCTTTGAAAAGTTCGTTGATTCGAACACTGTCCCTGCGGATGTCCGTAGGGAAAGGGCCATTGCTAAGTGGCTCTCCATGGAGGCAGTGAACGAGGAGACAAACTTACGATTGTCAACCACGCCGGAAGATACGGTTTTATTACCTAATGTTCGGTTTGGTCCTTTCGTTGAAAAGTGTCGTAGTATAATATCCAGCATCATCGGCGAATTACCAAGTGATACGGCCCTCGGGTCGTTCTCAGGTGGCGCGTCGACTAGCAGGAAACGTACTCTTAGCACTCCAGCTGAGAAGTATGTCGGTAAAGCACATATTACAAGTGCTTGTTTAGACGTGTTCGACCCAGCTGATTACCCCGTGTGGTCAGTTCTCTCTCGACCCGAATTAATTACGGTCGAGGGAGCGAGCATGTTTACCGTCCCAAAGAACGCAGAAATTGACCGAGTGGCTTGTAAAGAGCCCGACATCAATATGTTCCTGCAAAAGGGAGCGGGTTCACAAATTCGTAAGTGCCTTAGAAAGGTAGGGATTAACCTACAAGACCAGGGCAGAAATCGTGAGTTGGCTCGCGAGGGATCTCGGACTGGCGAATTAGCCACCCTTGATCTTTCCTCGGCTAGTGATACGGTATCACACGAGATTGTGTTCCAATTGATGCCAATCTGTTGGTATAGTTACCTGAACTCTATTCGGAGCCAGGTGATTGTCATCAATGGACAACGGCACTTCTGTGAAATGTTCTCCTCTATGGGTAATGGTTTCACGTTTGAGCTTGAGAGCTTGCTCTTTTATGCTCTTGCGCGGACCACCGCCTACTTTACGGGGACGAAAGGTGTTATAAGCGTTTATGGTGATGATTTAATTATCCCGAGTAGGATGTATCATGCGTTCGCGCATGTTCTGTTTTACTTCGGGTTTTCACCGAATAACGCTAAATCGTTCCACGAAGGCCCCTTCCGCGAAAGTTGCGGGGGTCATTACTGGAATGGCAATGACATCACACCCTTCTTTGTAAGGAGGCCAATAGATCGGTTGTCTGAACTACTCCTGTTCCTAAATAACTTAAGGATATGGAGTGGGCGAGGCCAGTCGCTCTTTCTTGACGATGTTGCTTGGCCATTGTGGTCACTATTTAGTCAGGATGTTCCTCTCAGTTTAAAGGGTGGCGACGTTACTAGTAGTGGTAGGACGCAACTCGTATCTCCGGGTAACCCTCGGAAGCGGTTGCAACCCGTCACTAAGGATAAGTCTCTTCCGCCTGAAGGTGTCTACTTGCAGTCCTTGAATGAAATTCAGGACCGTTCGTTTACACCTATGGTGGACGATTTCGAGAAGCGAAAGCGTTTGCAAAAGCTCGCGTTAAAGCGTGCTCAAGCTGGGCTCGAACCAATCGATGACCATTCTAGTAAGGTCGTTCTAGGTAGATGTAGGCTATCATCTACTCAGAAATGGACGTGGCACTCATGTGGTATGCTCTTCGTAGAAGAGACCGCATAGGTGGTACCCGG